ATGGCTGAAACTGACCAATCGGCCTTGGATAAAATGGCGGCCCGGGTGGGCCAAAAGGTTACCGCCGAAAAGGCAGAACTTGAAAACGCGCCGTCCAAAGACATCATCACGCCGGATTTTGTGAAACGGTGCGCCTCATATGCGGAAAAGGGGGACGGCATTCTTCATAGCGCATTACTCCGGGACCGCCTTGTGTACGTCCCGGAAAACAAGACATGGTTTCATTGGACCGGCCAGCACTGGGAAAGCACCCACGTTCACCGGGTAGAAGCTTCCGTGGATGAAGTGGGGGCCAAGTATCGGGAACTTGCCGTCCATTATGAAAAAATGGCCCGCGAAGCGAAAGACGCCGGGGACAAGGAACAGGGGGGCCGCCTCGATGCGGTGGCCGAAAAAATGAGAAATCGAGCCAGTTACTTGAATAGTTCTCGGGGTGTGAATGCCTGCATCAAATTCACTTTGGCCAATGAGAAACCCCTTATCACCAAGCCCGATGTATGGGACTCGGACCCCTGGTTGTTGGGGGTTCAAAACGGGGTGGTGGATTTGCGTACCGGGGAAATGCGCCCGGGGCGGCCAGCCGATTATATGCGCCGCTCTTGCCCTGTGACTTGGTCATCTATCGAGGGAAAATGTCCGGTGTGGGAAAAGACCCTGTCCGAAATTTTGGGAGCCTATGACGGATTGATTGACTATTGGCAAAAAGTTCTAGGGTACGCAATCACGGGTCTGTCTTCCGAACCCTTGTTCCTCATGTTGTACGGGGACCGCGGGAGGAACGGAAAAACGGTCATCATGGAAACCATGAAAAAAATATTGGGGCCGTATATGGGACCTATTCCGGCGGAAATGCTGCTGGACCGCAATGTGCCAAAAGACCCTGACTCCGCGTCGCCCACCATTATGAATTTGAACGGACTCCGCATCGTGTGGGCATCGGAGACGAATGAAAACCGGCGTTTCTCCACAAGCCAAGTCAAGTTGTTATCCGGCTCCGACAGTCTGACCGGGCGTTACTTGTGGGACAAAGAGAACACGGAGTTTCGTCCTACCCACACCCTGTTTTTGCTGACTAACTTTTTACCCCATGCGCCGGCGCATGACACGGCATTTTGGGAACGTCTTAAACTTATCAATTTTCCTTATCGCTTTGTTGACCAACCTAAAGATGAATTTGATAGAAAGCGAAATCCAAAACTAGAACAGGAACTTGAAGAAGAACTTCCGGGAATACTTGCTTGGCTGGTGCGTGGGTGCCTCAAATACCAAAAAGAAGGACTTATCCCGCCGCAATGTATCCTTGCAAATACTGCGGAATACCGTGTTGAAGAAGATGACATGCAAGTATTTATTGATTTTTGTCTTGAAAAGACAACAGAAGATGACCGTATAAATGCAACTGAGCTATATGAAATTTATAAAGAATGGTTCAAAAAGTATGTTCACCCAAAGAATATTCCCAAAATGAGCACGTTTGGACGCCAACTATCTATGAAAATAAAAAAAGAAAAAGTTGGCGGGCTTACATACTACTTTGGTTATGTGTTGAGTGATGAAGCTATCAAACTGCGTCCCGCATCGGGGCTAGGAAAGTAGGACACTAGGACTTTGACAGGACGCTTTTAGAAAGGGGGTCCTGCTGTAAATGTCATTTATGACAACAGGATAACTGTATCAGGACAGAAGGACAGATTACCGAAAGGGCTAACGCGTAAACGCGTATTTATTTTTGCACATTCTCCCGCGCGTTTATCCTACTGTCCTGTTTTTATAAAAAATGAATAAATATAAGAAGATAAAATCAGGATACCAAGAAAATAAACTGTCCTGATTGTGTCCTGATTGTCCTGCTACGGCCTGTATGCGTCAAAGGAGCTTACAAAATGCCAGCTAACATCCTTGACTTGTTCATAGAAAGGGGCCTCAAGCCGGTCAAAAAAACGGCCAAGGAATGGGCGTCCCCGTGCCCCATATGCGGGGGGACGGACCGGTGCAATATTTGGCCGGATTCTCAAGACGGCCGGGGCTATTTCTGGTGTCGGCAATGCGGCCAGAAGGGGGACGGCATCCAATTTTTACGGGACGTGGAGGGGATGTCTTATTGGGACGCCTGCGAACGCATGGGGGTGGAACGTGCGGCCAATTTGACAGCCCCTTCGTTGCACACGGAAAAAGCGGTGGAAGCGTTCGAGGCCATTCCCAGGACGGACCTAGACGCGGACGGGGTGGACGTCATGAAGTGGCGTTCCAAGGCTTCGGCTTTTGTGGCCTGGGCGCATCAACACCTTTTGAACACCCCTTCCCAGTTGGCTTGGCTTGCGGCGCGCGGCTTGGACCAAACGGCGGTGAAAAAATATCGTTTGGGATACTGCCCCGGCGAGAAGGGGAAAAACTGTCTTATCCGGCCGCGGTCCGTGTGGGGGCTTCCGCCGGCGTTGAAAGAAGACGGCAAGGAAAAACGCCTGTGGCTTCCGCGGGGAATCGTCATTCCTCAACTCGTGCCGGATGGTGACGGCGTCGCGGTACATAGAATCCGCATCCGCCGTTTGGACAAAGACCGCGAAGAATTCCGGCCAAAGCATAAATATCATGTCGTGGAAGGCAGTTCCATGGATGTTCTTTGTTTGCCCTGTTCCATGCCCATGCACGAAAGCGGCGGCCTGGTAGTGGTGACGGAATCCGAACTGGACGCCATGTTGCTGCATCATGTGGGCGGGGACATCTTCCATTGCGTTTCATCCATGACAAGCAATATTCGCCACCTTTCCCATGCCGCGTTTGACCTCATGTCCGAGGCGTTGTGCATTCTGGTTGCCTTGGACATAGACCGCGCCGGCGCGGACGGGTGGCCGCGGTGGCAAGCCACATTCCCCCGGTCAAAGCGGTGGCCGGTTCCTTCAGGTAAAGACCCGGGGGAAGCCTTCGCCCAAGGGGAAGACCTGCGGTTGTGGTTGGAAGCTGGCATCCCGCCCGGGGTGCGGATGATGATGCAAGAGACGGCCGAACCGGTCACCGCGGCGGCCGAAGCGCCGGAAGCGGCACCAGAAATTCCTCCGGATGTGCTGCGCTTTGCCGAAATGTGGAAAGGGAAGCCTATCACCTACACCCACATGAAAGACGAAAACGGCAATTGCACGGGGTGGTCATGGGACTACAACCGGCAATGGGCAAAGGACCACGGCGAAGAACTTCAAGAATTTTTACGATTTGAGAATCAAAGCCCGGACGTGTGGGAATGGTTGTCCGTTAACCCTGCGGAAAAAATAACGTCACAAAATTTTTTGTACTTTGAATATTGAGGTGGCCTGTGTTTGCTGATTTGGTCATAGAACAACGGGAAGTTTCCGTCCTGACGACATACACCCGAACCCTGAAAAAAAGGGATGACGCTATCCCCCGCATGATGGCGGCCATTCGGGAATTCGGCTTCCGGGTGCCGTTGCTGATTACCGGGGATAACTTGGTCATTGACGGGGAAGTCCGATTGGAAGCGGCGCGCGCCTTGGGCATGACTACGGTTCCGGTCATTGTGGCCGATGACTTGACACCCACCCAGGTGCGGACGTTCCGGCTTTCCGTGAACAGGTCCGCGACGTGGGCGGAATGGGACCAGGAAGAACTAAAACTGGAATTTGCGGAACTGCGCTTGGAAGACGTGGACTTGGCCACATCCGGCTTTCTGGACGCGGAATTGGACGCGCTGCTTCAAGGCACGGTGGCCGAGCACGAACGCCACCCGGACGAAGCGCCAGCCTTGCCGGAAATTGTTGTATCCTGTCCCGGTGACGTGTGGTTGCTTGGTCTGCATCGGGTCATGTGCGGGGATAGTACGTCCCCCGATGATGTGGATGTCCTTATGGACGGCGAGTCCTGTGATATGGTTTGGACTGACCCGCCCTATAACGTTGACTACAAGCGCCACCACCTAGGAAAAATCGAAAACGATAAATTATCACCGGAGGCGTTCGACGCTTTGTTGGCGGGCATCTTCCGGTCCGCTTGGGGAATTCTATGTGACGGCGGGGTCATATATGTGGCGCATCCTGACGGTTTCGGCCTGGTGTTCCGCCAAGCCTTCAAAGATACCGGCTTCCATTTGGCCAGTTGCCTTATCTGGCGAAAGAATGAAATCACCATCGGCCGTTGTGATTATCAATGGATGCACGAGCCTATTTTGTATGGCTGGAAGCCTACGGCTGCCCACCGGTGGTTTGGGGACCGGCGAAACCGGACCGTTTTGGAACAGTTCACCGGGGACGCTGTCGTCCAAATCGGAACCGATGAATGGCAGGTATCCACCGGGGACGTGGTGTTACGGATACGCGGCCGGGACGTGGCCGTGGAACGGATGGACACCACCATTCTGGAGATTCCCAAACCGCCGCGGTCCGATTTGCACCCAACCCAAAAGCCCGTGGCCCTGATTGAAAAAAATGTGGCCAACTCATGCCCCCGGGGCGGCCTTGTCGTTGACCTGTGCGGTGGCTCCGGGAGTACCCTTATAGCCTGTGACCGCTTGGGCCGACGCTGCAATCTCATGGATAAGGACCCCCGCTTTGTGGACACCTCGGTCCGGCGGTGGATGGAGCACACTGGGCGCACGGCCCTGCATGCCGTCACCGGAAAGCCCTTCCCTATGGAGGCGGCCCATGAGTGAACAGCTTATCGCCCTAGCGGAACAGTCCGCAGAAAATGACTTGGCCTTCCTTATCAAAGCCAAGGAAGACGCCAAAGGGCGCATGAAACAGAACATGACGCCGGAAAATGTGGCTGCCTTCAAAAAAGCCAAAGAAGCGGTGGAAGATGAATTGGCCCGGTTGAAGCAAAAGGGCCAACCCGGGGAAAATTCCGTCCGGGTGTTCAAGACCCAGTTGGACGCCGTGGCCTACCTGCAGGACGCCGGGTACACCGTTTCCAAGTCTACATTGAACCGGGCGGTCAAGGCCCGGAAGATTCCCCGGAACGCGCAAGGGTACTATGAAGAATCGGCCTTGCTGGCCTATGCTGCGGCCAATCTTACGCCAACGGCGCAAGCGGAAAATTCCGTCCTGGCCAGCGCCACCGCGGGCAAACTTTCGGCGGACGCCAAGTTGAAAGAGTACCAGGCGGAACGCACCCGGATGAAGATGGAGAAGGAACAGGGCTTGCTTATCTCCCGGGCCGCCCATGAAGACGATTTGGCCGCGCGCGCCCTGTTCTTCAAATCGGAAATTGAATCGTTCATCGTCCGAAAAGGTGGGGACCTTATCGCCCTGGTGGAAGGGAAAGAAGAACTTCTGCAGGAGCTTTATCACTGGTGGAACCGGGAAACCGAGGATTGGATGGACGCTTGGGATTCTGACCGGGAATTCTTGGCAAAGGAAGAGGACGAGTCCGCCCCGATGTTCCCGGTCCGCCCGGTGGATGACGAGGATTAGGTCATGGAACGCGTGTTGGCTTTTCACTTCACGGACGGAGAACGTCATATCTTCCGCAAACGCCCGCGGGTGCGCCTGTCGGACTGGGCGGCGTCAAACGTCATCGTCAAAGACGGTCCCTATGCCGGCGGCCGGTATCGCAAGGATGTGAACCCTTATTTGGTGGGTATCCTGGACACCTGGGCTTTGCCCTGGACGGAAGAAGTGGACGTGTGTGGTTCCGCGCAAACCGGCAAGAGCTTGGTCATCTTTATTGCGCTGTGTTACTGTGTGGACATGCGCCCCGGGCCGCGCATGCTGGCCATGCAGGATGATGACGCCATAGATAAAACCATGACCAACAAGTTGGTCCCCACGTTCCGCGCGTCTCCACCCGTCCGGTCCCTGCTTCGGAAAATCAAGTCCGCCAGCGTCACCTTCAAAGACGGGACATCCCTTCGCCTGGCATCGGCGCAAAGTCCGAGTCAGCGCGCTTCCATATCAATCCAAGATTTGTTCATAGATGAAGAGGCCCTTTATAAACAGATAACCGGCCAAGGCGTCCCCGTGCTGGAATTTTTGGAACGGACCCGGTCCTATGCCCACAAGAGGAAAGTCTTGCGGGTGTCAAAGCCCATCGGCGGCCCTGACTGCACCATTGTCCGGGCCGTTGCCGAAGAATGCGACGAAGTCCGTCACTATGAGGTCAAATGTCCGGCCTGCGGCTGGCCCCAAGTGATGACGGAAGACGGCTTGGCCCTGGCGGAAAAGACCACCAACCCGCAAGAAGTGGAGCGCCGGAAGCTTGGCCGTTATCGGTGCGTCAAATGCAAAGTGTCGTGGACGGATTACTTGCGGGACCGGGCCGTGTCCGCAGGCGAATGGAAAGCGGAAGAACCGGTCAACAAGCCGCGGAAAGTCGGCTTCCACCTGCCGGCCATTCTGTCCAGGACGGTATCCCTTTCGGAAATCGTGGCGGCCAAGATGCGGGCGGAAGCCACGGATTCCCCGCAAATGAAGCAGCAATACGCCAACGGCTATTGGGCGCGGCCTTTTGAAGCGGTGGAACAGGCCACCACGGAAGAACAAATTTTGGCGCGCCGGGACAAAACCCTTCCGCCCTTGACCGTGCCCGGGGACGTCGTGGCCCTGACCGCCGGGGTGGACGTGCAGAAACGCGGCTTCTGGTATGGCGTTTATGGTTGGCGTGCGGACCTTTCGTCCGTGCTTATCGACTATGGACGCTTGCCGGACTGGGATTCCGTCCATGCCTTGTTGTTTGAAACCCGGTACGACTATGAAAAGGATTGCCCGAAGACCGGCCAAAGCCTGGGCATCTGGCGGGCCGGCATCGACTCGGGCGGAACGCGGACGGATGAAGACGTTATATCCCGTACCGAGGAAGTATACCGTTTCGTCCGCCGGCATGGGGCCGGGCGCGTCTTCGCTTGCAAAGGTTCATCCCATGAAAGCCACGTTCCTGTCCGGGCAACCAACATTGACCGTTATCCCTCATCCCGCGTGCGGATACCCGGCGGCCTGTGGCTGTATATTCTGGATACTTTTTATTTCAAATCGTTGGTGTTCGCGCGTCTTCAGGAAGACGCGCGCCAGCCTATGACCCTGCATAGCAAGACGGGGGAAGACTTCGCGGTTCAAATGACGGCGGAACACCTGGTCCGGGACGCGTCCGGGAAACTCTTCTGGGTGCGGAAGCGGAAAAATAATCACCTTTTTGACTGTACGGTTATGGCCCACGCTTGCGTTGACGGGTCATGGTTGCCGTCTTTGCTCCAATTGCTGGAGCGGGAACGCCGCGTGGAAGAAGAAGCCAAGCGCCCCAAATCGTCCGAACCGCCGTCGGCGTCGGACCGGCGCATGCCTTCCCGCATCCTTCCCGGCCGGCGTCCGCTTCCGGGCCATGCCCGCGGCGGTTCGGAATTCTAGGGGGACCCATGGGACGCCGGAACGCAAACCTTCCCTATGACCGCGCCGCCGACGGCCGCCGCCTGAAAGTGGCCGCGGCCGCCAAACGCTTGGAGTGTTCCCGGTCCTGGGTGTATGTGCTGATAACGCGCGGGGACCTGAAAGCCTTTCGCATCGGCACCAGGAAGGGTTTGCAGGTGACGGAAAAGAGCCTGGAAGCGTACATGGCCGCGCGGGCCGTGCCGGCGGAAGGGGAGGACGGCGTATAGTGGCTGATAATTTTGACTTTTCAAAATGGGTTGTTATCTTGAAAACAACATGGTAAGCGCAAACATGAACGGCAACGTGGAACGGCGAATTATCACCGAGGAAGACGTTCGCCGCGTGAATGACCGGCGTACCGGCAAACTCCCTCCTCTCATACTTTCCCCGGAAGATGAAGCTCTGTTCCGCCGAATCAAGCGGGTTGTCCGTCCCTTTGAGGAAAATCCGCGCGTCCGTTTTTTCTATCGGAAAACCCTAGAAGGTTCCTCGTAGGCAAAGGGAAGGTTTGGATAATAGAATGAAAAAGCGTTTGATTACTGTAGAAGATGTGCAGCGCGCCAATGACCGCCTTATGGGCAAGGCTTGCAAGGTTGTTTTATCTGCCGAAGATACCGCATTGTTTGAGCGGATACGGAGAACTCTTCCTATCATAAAAGATAGCCCGGAACTGCGCCAAAAATGGAAAAATTCTTTATAAATAAAAGAATTATTATGCCTATAGAACAATATTGCGGTGTACATGCTACATGTATGGAATATGCTCCAATAATAAAAGAAGAAGGTTTTAAACTAAGCCCTGAAGATCGTTATTTGGGGGCTGGAGTTTATTTTTATGATAAAGATAAAAATGGCGATAAATTTGCTGACATTCATAAGAACAACAAATTAAAGCATGGACGTTGTAAGGAAAATGACGTTGGTGTTATAATCAGCGCAAAAATATCAAGTACCAGTGAAAGGATTCTGGATTTAGAGGAAGAGGAATACGTTCGTGCATTGGAAAGCATAAAAGATGACTTTTGGGAAGAGTATGATAGTATAGCCATGTCTCACGAGGATAAAGAGAAGATATTGAACAGGAGGCGTACTAAATATTTGTTTTCTTTAATCCCAGAAGTCATTGAATCTATTGATTTCGTAAAGACGCCTCTTCCCTACAAAAAGAAAAAATATAGTAGCGGATTTGTCGTTTACAATACAGAATGTATAAGCGAAATCTCTTATTGAGGAGTACATGATGAACCCTGAAAAGAGACGGATTATACAGCAGAAACTGAAGGAATTTTTATCCATGTCGCCGGAAGAAAAACACGCCATTGATGAAAATTCCAAGTATGATGGTTTGTTCAGTATCATTCAGAAAATGAGTGATATTGTTGCGTCCAGCCATGAATACAAAATGTTTTTGGAAGACTGCAACAATATTCCTTTATTTCCTTTGGATATGGATGTCGATCGTAATTATAACGTGACATATCTCCCCAAGAGTGGTGTTGAAAAAACATATATTGACGGTGATTTTCCCCAGTATACAAACGAGGATTATGAATACTCATGGGCAGCATAA